TGATAGGGATTTTTCTCCTTACAACTTCTGGCAATGGGTAGTTCTACGATGGGAAGATAGTGATAAAGATGTAAGAGGTAATGTAGTTAAAGACCGTTGGAAGTGGAATGACGAACTTGCAAACTACAGAGAACCGACAGACTATATTAGATTAATAAAGTTTTTTGATAACGTTATATTTAGATTAGTTAAGGAATTTATTCCTGCTAGGTCTAGTGCTACCACAGGTGTTATAGTACGTTCACATATACTCCATAGAAGTAAAGCAAAACAGGTACAGGTATCATATAGAGATGAACTCATTACCGGTTCAATAAACCTACTTAACATAACAGGATCAAGTGGAGATGCTTTCGGTAAAGCTAATAAACACCCCTACACTACTAATTACAATAGTACAGTTGTTTCACCAATAGGTGAAATACCTAGGAACATGACTAGTGAAGAACCTCGAATGACAGGTGAATTTAGCGGCTCTACAATATCAGTAACAAAATCTGGAGAGCTAAACAAAAATAACCGATTCAAAAGTCAGCAACAACCTACTATTCTTTTTAATGTAAGGGCATTTAATCAAGCAACTATTATACCTTTAGCGTGTGATATTTCATTGGAAGTAACAGACTTAGGAGAGTATTTAGCTTTTCATATTATTAGAGACACACCCGCAGGCAGTGTAGCATTAGGTAGTGGCGCTTTAAAACTTAAATACCCAGTCGTTTCAAGTACCCCATTCCAAGAGATGAATGAAAAACTCGAGTATACGTTTCCTAGAGCACTTTCCGAATCTTGGCTTTCAGTACCGATAGTAGTTGAAGTAGAAACTCAAATAGGAGAGTTTGTAGGATGGTCTACGGATGATCAAGGAAATGTTCCTTACAGTAGTAATTATAACGGAGCACAATACCCAGAATTACTATTATCAGGATATGATAATACTGTCTCACAGTTTGAATACTATGCTAAATTTAAAACATCTGCTCCGACAAATACATCATCAGTCCTTACAATGCAAGTATGTAATTCTAATTCTGCAAAAGACGATAATTTTAAAGTATTTCTTAACGGTACCGATATTGGCGATTTAGATTTAAGTCAAAATGCACAGGTAGGTGGTTTATTTATTGCAACAAATAATAATGGTCTAACGACAGATGATAGTAATAGCAATTTTGAATGCCCAATGGAGTTAATGACAGTACATCGCTTTGATCCTAACATCTTAACTAAAGGTAGGAATAAAATCGAAATGATAAACACACAGAATAACAACAACGGTAACTACGGAACATTTGAAATAACATATTATGAAGAAGATCCAGGCGGTAGTAATATTCTACACTCCCCAGTTTCTATAGTTAGTTTAACATTTAATCCACCTCCAGGTGGTAATGAAGTATTATATTTTGACTTAGGTTAGTGAAACTAAAATATTTATATAAAAGGTAATAATGACAGAATTAGAATTTAAAGTAACAGATCCATCCGCATACGGAACAGGTAATATTAATATACTGTATAGCAGTAGTGTTAGTACCGGCTCTGTTAGATTACCGGTGGCTCAATATGGTTCCTCTGCTTCAGAAGATTTACATGTAACTAGTAGTGGTATATACGAACGAATAGAATTTGATACTCCAGTAACAGGTACAAACGAATACTACAGATATAATTCATTTTTTCCTCCATATAAAATTACAGGTATAACAATACCTTTCTCAAGTGCAAATAACGTATCATTAGAAGCAACATTAAAACAAATACAGGCATTAAAGTTCACAGTAGCTACAGAAAAAGTGACAGTTCCTATAAAAACAATATCAAGACTAAACGGATATTTTTACTTACAGACTGAACCAATAGAAATTTCAAATATACCAGCTAGTAACGACTCTCAAGGTACTCCTGCTGATTTTAATGTAGAGTTTACATTTTTAAATTACTTAGCAGATAATTTTGAAAATAATGACTTCAATGTACTACAGGGTAACGCCTTTACTGTACTAACAAATAAATCTGCATACCAGGTAGATAGAAATACAGATAGTGCTAACCCATCAAATTTAGGGTCATTAGTATCTGAAACTGCTACATTAGCAGAAATTAATTATAGCAACTATACAACAACAGGGTGGACAAATGCTAGATACAGTGGGACTAAAAATAATGCTAGAATAAAAAGAGATAACCCTGCTCAAACATATATTAACTTTGAAGGAACATTACATCCTTTAGATTCTAATAATGAAACGATATTAGCTGCTGGACAGGGAGATAAGGATTTAAATAAGTTATACTTTAACGTTGAAGAAACACCTAGAGTATTTAGTACTGAGATTTATTCTGAAAAATTAGGTGATCATTATACATCTGTTAGAACAGGTCCATATTACATACCTGGTTCTTTTCCTGAAGTTAGATCAATAAAAGACGGGGTAACTATTACATCAGGAAGTTTAATTTATAGAGAAGATGGAAATCAATTCATTCGTGTTGTTTCCAGTAAGGTACATGCAACGGATAAAGGAACCGTATACACTACAGATGAATTTGGAGTAGCGATAGAAGAATCAGGATCAGGCAGTGGTGCATAGGGATAAAACATTATTACAACATATTTATATAAAACACAATAACACAAAATGGGATACTTAGATAATTCGATCGTAACAGTGGATGCGATTTTAACAAAAAAAGGAAGAGAATTGTTAGCTAGAGGGGACGGTTCTTTTAAGATCACTCAATTTGCATTAGCAGATGATGAGATTGATTACACTTTATACAATCCACTCCATCCCTCAGGTTCTGCACTCTACGGAGAGGCAATTGAAAATATGCCGCTTTTAGAAGCTTTTCCTGATGAGACTCAAATTATGAAGTACAAGCTAGTAACCCTTCCAAGAGGTACTTCTAAACTACCAATACTTGATCTAGGATTTGGAGCAATTACTCTTAAGCAAGGAGCTTCTATAGCAATTACACCACAGACGTTGAACTTCCAAGGAGCTACTAGCACTTTTGAAGCATCAGGATACACTGCTACATTGGCAGATGTTAGAGTATTAAATTCCTTTGCAGGAGTGGGTATAAATACTGAAGAAGCAGAACAGTTAAATTCAACTACTACCTTAGGTACTAATGTATCTAAAAACGTTATTGGAACAACTATAAACTTAACAGCAACAACTATAAACACGTTATTCGGTTCAAGAACAAAACTACAGACAACATTAACAGTTATTGGTAGAGATTCTGGAGCAAGATTAACTATTCCTGTAACTATAAATAAAACTAACTAATTATGTCATTTAAAAGATTTGATCAACAAGACGTAGTAGTAAGTGCTGAATCAGTTTCAACACCATTATGGTCAGGAAATGTAACTGCATTATCTTCTTTTTATACATCTTCTACTCAAGTAGGAGGTCCATCAGGAGACTACTATTACAACATATACCAAACAGGCTCAGCAGATGAATCCTCTAGGACACAATTTTCATTAACATATGGAAATAAAGACGGAAAAGGTAGTATAGTTTATAATCCTAATGTACCCGGTAAATCACCAACTTCAACAATATTTGGTCAGTATAGATCTTTAGTATTAGGAGATGAAGATTCTGATTTTGTATTTGGAAGTATTCCTTCTAATCATTTTTACGCAATTGCAATAGATAGAGCTAGATATAAAGAAAAACTTTTACCTGGTACTCTAGACCTAGTATTACAATCTGGAAGTAATTCTGTAACTTTAACAGATAATAGCCAAGTAGTTTCCACTGTAACATTTACAGATTCAGGAAGAGAATACGATTTAGTTTCAGGTTCTTTAGGAACTATTAATTCAGGTCTTCAAGTAGATGGACATACTGTTGCAGCCGGCTCTTACGGTAAACTATACCCAGATATCGGTGTTATACTTTTAAATGCAAATGCTCTTCAAGCTCCTGTAGCAGATGGAGGATTAGCTTTAGATATAAAAGAAACCCCAGGTATTATACATAGCGATGGAAAATCAACAAATATTCAAAAAGCATTTGACCTATTTGAAGAAGGCGGTAAATTTAGAATACAGTCTGAAGAGACTATTTCTTCTAACTTTGTATTTGTAAGAGCTAGAAATAACGAATTTAACTATTCTAGTAACCCGTCTCTAATAACAGGATCAGGTGAAATTAGACATAATGTAATGATTAACTCTCCACAGTCGTATGTAACCTCTGTGGGACTATATAACGATAATAACGACTTATTGGCAATAGCAAAATTATCTAGACCTTTGTTGAAGGATTTTACTAAGGAATCGCTAATTCGCGTTAAGCTTGATTATTAATGAATGAGTGCATACAAAAAACTGAACAGACAAAACGTATACGTATCTGATTACTCAGCACGTAAACAATGGGAAGCATCTGGTAGCTTAATAGATACCTACGATATTTCTACATTGCGAGGTTTTTCTGGTTCAACTCCATATTATCCTTATCCTTTAGATTTCCGTAACAACAGGTATGAGAAACTAACATGGGATAGTGTGCACCAGAATTTCTATCGAGATGGTATAGGTAGCGGATTACTATCCGGCTCTAGTGACTTATCACTACAATCAACCCTAACCTTAAGCGGTTCAAGAGATCTTAAATCAGAAGTAGCAGTAATTTCTATCCCAAGAGGAGTAACAGGTACACATATTGAACCTAAAACATTCTCCTTTAGACCTTTAATAGAAGCAGATGATAAGTACTTTGCAGATGATTACTGTAAACATAGACATAGTGGACAAGATCAATTTGTAGAAAATGTAGAATACTGGTACGGCTCTAATCCTTTAGATGATGTAGATTATGCAATAGATGAAAGTAACTTTGTTACTGAATCAGTAGCACCTGGAGATCACTACCAATATGTAGACATTAATAGAAAGCAACAAAGATTTGAAATAATTGATGATGGAGAAGGAGCTTTAATTCTTTCTGGAGCTAATCACTTATGGACTGAACCAAGAAGAGTAGTAGGAGATATAATTTATAATAAAGGGTTAGCAATAATTACCGACGAAACAGCAGCTAGATATTTAAGTACTTATTCTAGACATAAACTGCGATGGAAATCAAATCAACCTATTTATACATATAATGTTAACTGTACAGTAAAAGATTCTGAATATAACTTTACATATAATCGAACAGCACTTTCAGGTTCTTTAGGAGATATAGATAATAACGTAAAAGATAAAAACTTTACTCCTTATATTACAACAGTAGGACTTTATAACTCAGCTAATCAATTGTTAGCTGTAGCAAAAACAAACAGACCAATACAGAAGACACATCATACTGATATGACTTTTGCAGTAAAAATAGATATATAATGCGAATACTTTTTAGAGCACAAAAAAAACAAGCACTAACGTACGCTGAGATGGATACGAACTTAGGTTCATTTTTCTATTCTAGCTCTATATCCAACAATAATCTGTACCTACATTATACAAGTAGTATGGACGTTCCGGTTAATAGAAGTGCGCACGTAGTACCTTTAGCTACAGGAACAGTACAGGGTAATGATAAACAGATACAGTATAACGAAGCAGGTAACTTAGCAGGAGCAGCAGGACTTATATACAGCGGTTCTAAAGTAGGTATAAATAATGGAGTAGAAGACTTAACCTACAGTTTAGAAGTTTCAGGTAGTATAAGAGCTTCAGCAGGACTTCTATCTAATTCGGATAAAAGGTTAAAAGAGAATATTTATCTTATAGACAACGCACTCTCAAAAGTAAATAATATTGAAGGTGTGTACTTTAACTGGAAAGATAAAAAAGAAACACAAGTTGGTGTTATAGCCCAACAAGTAAAAGAAGTCCTTCCGGAAGTTGTATCGGAAGATAAAAGTTCGTATCTTTCTGTAGACTACTCTAAACTTGTACCGTTATTAATAGGTGCAGTTAATGAACAAAGTAGTATTATAGAGGGATTAGAAAAAAGAATAGTTAAACTAGAACAATAAAATGGCAATTATATTAAGAGGAGACAAAGGCTCGGCATTAAGTCATCACGAATTAGATAATAACTTTAGACATTTTATCTATTCTTCGTCTATTTCTGGTACCGCTATAAGTCTTTTTACTACTGCATCTCTTAATAATGAAATACAAATTCCCGGAGGTGCACCATCAGGAAGCGATTACAACATACAGTACAAAGTAGGAAACGCAGTTTCAGGTGCAAATGCCCTTTATGGAGCAACACCGAATTTAAAGTTTGACTATAGACAAAATTCATTAAAACTAACAGGTTCATTAATAAATGTAGGAGATGCTTTTGTTGACGGTGACTTAACAGTTACAGGAACAGTAACAGCACAGGAATATAGAACAGAGTTCGTAAATGCTTCTGTTGTTTTTGAATCTGGATCAACTAAATTTGGAGATACATCAGACGACAATCACGATTTTGTTGGAGATATGTCTGTCGACGGTGACTTAACAGTTACTGGAACTATGACAGCTCAAGAAGTAAGAACTGAGTTTAATAACGCATCAGTAGTATTTGAATCTGGATCAACTAAATTTGGAGACAGTTTAGATGATAAACATACATTTACAGGAAGCTTAGGAGTAACAGGTAGTCATAACGTTTCAGGAGATATATCTTCAACTGGAACAATTACTGCCACAGAAGCTATAATATCTGAACACGGGACGTTTATGAATCCCGATACAGTAACAAAATATTTTAAAGTACCTTCAAATTATAATGCAGGACTTTTCGGACCAATAACAAATTCATCACTAATCGAAGTAGACGATAACGCAACACTAATAATTATTTAAAATGAGCACATTAAGAGTAAATAAGATACAACCTAATTCCAAAGAAGCTATAAGCATCGATGGGAATGTTAATATAACCGGATCTTTAGTCCATAATGGACACACTACATTAGCAGGAACTAATGTATTAAGCGGGAGTACTACATTCATAGGAGCGACAACAGTAGAGGGAGATCTAACTGTAGGAGGAACATTAACAGCACAAGAAGTACGAACAGAGTTCGATAATGCTTCTGTTGTGTTTGAATCTGGATCAACTAAATTTGGTAACTCCAATGATGATACTCATAGCTTTACAGGCAGTATGACTGTTGAAGACGGGGTATTTAAAGTAACTCATACAGGTGATGACGTTTTAGTGGCAACTCCAGGAAATGGAACATTTGTAATTGGTGATACTCAAGAACTTGGAGATGGTGCTCGCATCTCTGGTGATTCTACTTCTATTAAAGTGGTAGGTAGTTCCTCAAAAACAGTTGCAACCTTTAATGGAGGTCAATACTTTACCGGTATAGGTACTAATAATCCAAATGGTACTTTTCATATTAGCCATCCAACTCATGCTCAAAACAACACAATATTTAAAGTTGATAATAACGGTAGTCAACAAATGACAATAGACGCTTCAGGAGAATTTAGTCTTGGAGATAAAGGTCAAAACGGAGACGGAGGTTATATAGCTCATGATAGTGAAACTTTTCAAATTTATTCAATTGGAGGAACTAAAGTAGCTGACTTTAGCCTTAGCAATATTAATTTTACTAGAAATCTACATATTAAAGCAGCAGATGGTGCAGATGCAACTATTACTTTAGAGAGTGATCTTTCTAACGTATCTGCCGCCGGAGACAATGATAACCCAGCTATACTATTTAAACAAGATGGAGGATCATGTAATGCAGCTATTGGTTTTAATATTATAGACGATACAGCAGGCGGTACAATACCAGGAACCGGAAATAGGTTCTGGATAGTAAATAGTATGGACGACACTTTAGGTGCTGGCGGTATAACATTCGGTACAGCACAAGAAGATGGATGGGACAATGCCCGAGCAAGATTTATGATTAGAGGAGACGGTAAAGGTTTATTTGGTCATCCAAATGCTAATTACACAGGCTCTTTTGACTCACAGTTTGAAATATACGATGATAGAACAGAAAATACAACATCAGACTACACTCTTGCATCCTACGGATTAGTAGACATAGCAGGAGGCGGCGGTGTACATGGAGCAGGTGGTATTATTTCTAGACTAAAAATAGTTAATGGAGCAGCTGATGTAGGTACTTATGCAATTAGTTTAGTACCAGGAGCATCCTCTTCTGAAATAATGGCATCTGGAGATTTAGCATTCTATGCTGGGTCTACTATGGATACTAGTAATGCAACAGGCTTTGCAGGATTTATACACGGCAGTAGCGGTAACTGGCAAATAGGCGGTAAAGGTGCAACCGATGCTGATACAGGTTATAAATTAACAGTATCAGGTAGTACAAGAGTTGGAGATTTAGATGTACAAGGTACTTTGACTCAAGCTAATAGCATTAATTTTTCAACCACTGCTTGTGGGATAGTATGGGCAATGAACACAGACGGTGCTTCTATACGATTCTATAATTCAGCAGATGCAGATGCAGATTCTAGATTAGAATTTAATACTAGAGATAACAACAATGAATACTTTAAATGGACACATTCTACTGCAGGCGGTACTTATGAGTCTATGAGATTAGATCCAATTAAGTCTGGTAGTAATTCTAAACTAACAGTAAATGGAGATTTCATTGCAGATTCTCTTACAATCGGTAACAGTACAAATGTAAACAATATGGTTAACTACTCTTCTTCAATAGCAGGAGGAGCTAACAATACAATGAACGGTCCCTTAGCTTTTATAGGATCTGGATGTTGCAATCAAGTTGACTCATACGGTGCAACTATAGTAGGAGGTCATTCTAACAGAGTATCTGCTCAGCATTCCAACATTGGAGGTGGACTTAACAACAATATTCCATATGGACAATACAGTGCAGTAGTAGGAGGTCAAAATAATAATCTTTGCGCAGCCTACTCATCAATAGGTGGAGGAATAAGTAATTCAATCTTATTATACTCAGATGGCTCAGCAATTGTAGGAGGAATATCTAACACCATACCAGCTAAAGCTTGTTATAACTTTATTGGAGGTGGTGCAACAAATAAACTTATTGGAAGCGGATCATCCTATAGTGCAATAGTAGGAGGTAGAGATAACCAAATATGGGGAGCTGAATGTGGCGCCGGAAATGATGTCTGCTATGCACAGTTTATAGGTGGTGGATGTAACAATAAGACAAAGTTTAACTTTGCAACAGTTGCAGGTGGGTGTCAAAATATTGCAGCAGGTGCATCATCAATTGTAGCAGGTGGTCAAGCCAATACAGCAACATCAACTGCTTCATCTATTCTAGGAGGGACTTTAAACATAGTACAAGAAGGTGTATCTTCAACTGTAGTAGCAGGTCAAGCCAACCACGTATCGTCTTCAACTAACTCATCAGTCGTAGGAGGACATACTAACCGAATAAAGGAAGTATCTAATTACTCTTCAATACTCGGAGGCTGTAACAACGAATTAATTAATTCGGTTGGAACATCAATCGTAGGAGGTACTTACAACAAAATAGACGATTCAGATTACAGTTCTATTCTTGGCGGACATAATAGCCAGGTAATTGCAGGTTCAACATATTCATCCATTACAGCAGCAGGAGAACAAAACAAGATCGACAACGCTTCACGAAGTGTTATTGGCGGTGGTGCACAGAACACAATTAACGGTGATAATACTCAATACGGTATGACAATCGCAGGAGGGTGTTATAACTTTATAGGAGGTGGATATAATAAGTTCGGAACAATTGGTGGAGGACACTTCAACAATATAGCAACTTCTTGTTACACTACAATAGGAGGTGGATGTTACAATACAACATTAACTCACGCCCACTTTGCAACAATATCAGGAGGAGAATGCAACAAAGCATCATGCTGGTCATTTATCGGTGGAGGATTTAATAACAAGACATGTTATAGCTTTGCCAATATAGCCGGTGGACAGAATAACACAGTTAGTTCCCCTTACGGATCTATACTTGGAGGTAGAAATAACACACTAACCGCTGGCGGAAATGGTAACAGTATCGTCGGTACAGAAATTACAACACCAGCTGGAATTACGAATAGTACATTTGCTAACAATTTAATATTAACAGGTAGCTCAGCTATTCCAAACTCAGGTATTTTATCACTAGAGAGGTTAGATACAACACCATCTACATTGATAGAAGGATCAATATTCCATTCAGGTTCAGCAGGAGCAGGATGTTTATACTTTAGCCCTGATGGGTCTACAATAAGACAGATAGCTTTTGTATAGAAGATAAATAATTTATCTACCAAGATAAATAAAAATGATAACTATGCCAACATGGACTTATAAAGGTAGATTAGTTACCGAAATAAACGACATGCCGGAAGGAACATATGGATTTATATATGAAACAACTCATAAATCTTCCGGTAAGAAGTACATAGGAAAAAAAGTTTTATTCTTTGAACGTAATAAACGACTAGGAAAACGAGCATTAGAAGCTCTCAGAGAAGAACGTAAAGCTAAAGGACTTAGAGGTAGAGTACCGCTAAAGCAAAAAGTTATTACCGAATCAGACTGGTTAGATTACCACGGTTCTCATAAAGAAATTTTAAGACTCTTAAAAGAAGAAGGTGGAGAGGCATTTGAAAGAAAAATACTTTGCTACGTTCCGACTAAAAAACTTTTAACTTACTATGAATGTAAATACCTATTTATAAAAGAGGTACTAGAACACGACTCATTATTTATTAATGACAATGTTCTTGGTAAATTTTATAGAAAAGACTTTGAATTATGATTAAACTAAAAAACATCATTGGACTGCCATCACTACAATACCATGTAGATAACAGTCTCTCTTTACATGAGAATGTCTACCGTTATTCTAGCGAAAGCTTTATACAATTATTTGCTGAAGCAAGAGATGCTTGGAGAGACGGTATGATTGAACTTGAAGTAGAAGATGCAAATCTTATAGAAACAACAGATATAGGATTATATGGAGAGTATAATGGACAAAAAGTACCATTAGATTTACCGATGATTTATGAAGCAGAGTATAAAGGAAGACAGCTATCACATGAAGAAGAAGCTAGATTAGATCTCATAGCTCACAGACAGTACGATGAAGATTTTAAAGACTGTACTGATGAAGAAAAAGATAATGTATGGAATCAGAGAGCTAAAGTAGGAGTAAAAGAAGCTAAATATAAAGGTAAAGATGTTCCTTTAAACAAACCTAAAAGAGGCGGTTCTAAAAAGTTCTTTGTATATACTAAAAACAAAAAAGGAAATGTTGTTAAAGTATCATTTGGAGGAACAACAGGTTTAAGTGTTAAGATAAAAGAAAAAGGAGCAAGAGCATCATTTGCAGCAAGACATAAATGTGCTACTAAAAAAGATAAAACAAAACCAGGCTACTGGGCTTGTAATGTAGGACGATACTGGAAATCATTAGGAGGAGCAAAAAACTTTAGTGGATACTGGTAGACCTTACATAGAGACAAAAAAAGAAAGTTATTTAATTAGGGAGTTCACTCAGAATACTCCAGAAGATGAATTCGTTTGGCATAGAGATAGAGAAGATCGTTGGATAGAATCTACTAAACAAACTAATTGGCAATTCCAATTTGACAACACACTTCCTGTATCTTTACATGATAACAAGCTATTTATACCCAAAGGCACATATCACCGCTTAATAAAAGGCACAGGTGATTTAGTCGTAAAAATATGGCAAGAGTATTAAGTATAGGAAACTATAAAGGGCAAGGAAAGAAAAAGAGACCAGGAGTCCATGCAAAAACAAAAAACTCCAATTCAAAAGGTTCTAAATTTTATGCTAAAACCTATAAAGGACAAGGAAAATGAAACTATCAACTATTATATTAGAGTACGGAGAGTACCAAAAGCAAGAAGATAAACTAGCTAGAGATATAGAAAACCGTTTTGACCTACATAGAGTATCAGCTAGTATGGGTAACTACTCAGGAGATAGAGAAGAAAACGATCCTTTAAAAGGTATGTCTTTTGGTAAAATTACTTTTATGACTAGAAACGACTTTGAAGATAGTACTTGGAATAAAATATTAGAGTACGTTAAATCCTTAGGTTATGAAGTAACTTCTGAATCTAACTACTTTGAAGAAGACCCGGGTGAACGTTACTACTACCCAACAATAAAATTTCAATTTAAGACCGATGAAACTAACTAGAATCCTTATAGGAGAAATATTAGAATCAAACAGAGGTTTCGAAATAGAAATCGATAAGCTTAAAGACAGAGGAGCTACATATATAGGTTCTGGCGATTACGGCTCAGCTTACTTACTAGATGGAAAAGTACATAAAGTAACTACAGACGAAGTAGAATTAGAGCACGCTTTAATATTAAATAAGAAAAAAACAAATAATTTTGTATATATCTACGACGTAGAGGTTATTAATAAAAAGTTAGGAATAGTAGTAATGGAAGTTCTAGGAAAACTAAAAGAAGACATTCCTGAAGAATTTGTTGAAGCAGTTCAAAAAGAAGCTACTAGATTAGGAATTGACCCAGATGAATTAGACTTTGTAGGAGATAACATTATGGTACACCCTAAATCAGGTAAACTCAAAATGATTGACGTATAAGTTGTTATTTAAACTTATTTTTCGTATATTGTCTATATATTAGGTAATAGTTACGGAATAACTTTATGGATTATACATTCTTATTAGGCTCGATTGAAAACTTATTGGGTAAGTCTCATAAAAAAGCTCGAGAAAATCATGCTTTCCATTGTCCTTTCTGCAATCACAGAAAGCCGAAGTTGGAAATAAATATGGCAACCAATGAAGAAGGGCATAACCCTTGGGAGTGTTGGGTATGTCAAACTAGAGGACGTTCTATACGTTCTTTACTTAAGCAGTTGAAAACTCCTAGAGATCAAGCAAACGAGATACTAAAATACTTACCAAAAGGTTCTAAAATAGACTATAAGCAACTATCTATAGTAGAGCTACCAAAGGAATACCAACTTATACATTCAGCTTCTAGTACTTCAGTTGTAGCTAACTTAGTAAAAAAATACTTATATGAGAGAGGACTTAGCGACAATGATTTTATTAAATATGGTATTGGATACTGCACAAGTGGAGAGTATGGAGGACGAGTTATTATTCCAAGTTATTCTGCATCCAATCACCTCAATTACTTTGTTGGAAGAAGTTTTGACGGCAACTTCTATAAGTACAAGAATCCGGAAGCTTCCAAAGACGTAATATTTTTTGAAAACTTTATTAACTGGGATGCACCTATAATTCTGTGCGAGGGTGCATTTGATGCAATGGCGATAAAAAGAAACGCAATACCTATCCTAGGGAAAAGCCTATCACCAACATTATGGAAAAGATTACTCACAGGAACATTAACAGATATATACATTGCATTAGATACAGATGCACAAAAACAAGCTTTAGAGATAGCAGAAAAATTAATCGCTGCAGGCTTTAGAGTTTTCTTAATTGAACTAAATGGAAAAGACCCATCAGATATGGGATTTAAAACTTTTACAGAACTAGTACAGAACGCAACGGAATTAGATTTCTCTAAGATTATGTTGCAAAAATTAGATTTATGATAAAACAAGGAATGAATATTCTTGAACAGAATGAAAAGAAACGATTAAATTTTAATCCGCAACTTAAGCAGATTAACTTTTTAGATAGAAGAGTTTATAAGAGAGGCGAAGGAGTATTTTACCCATCCGTAACTACAATACTCCAATACATGCCCAAGAACAAGTTTTTTGAATCTTGGATGAAAGACGTTGGGCATAACGCTGATCTTATTATGCGAAGAGCAGGTAAACAGGGTACACAAGTTCATGAAGCAGCAGAAAAGCTTGTACTAGGAGAAGAAATTTCCTGGATGGACGATTACGGTAATGCTAAATATTCTCAGATAGTATGGGAAATGATATTAAAATTTGCAGACTTTTGGCGTACACATAAGCCAGAATTAATATCAGCAGAAGATTTCGTTTGGTCAGATGAACACAAGTATGCAGGAACAGCTGATTTAGTCGTTAAGATGAACGGAGAAATATGGTTACTGGATATTAAAACGTCAAACAGTGTACATAAATCATTTGATTTACAGCTTGCATCTTATGCCAAAGCTCTAGAAGAGTCTAAAGGTATAAAAATACAACGTACAGGTATAATCTGGTTAAAAGCACAATCTAGAGGACCTTCAAAACAAAAGAACGTAATACAAGGTAAGGGGTGGAAAGTTTTACAGATAGATGAAATAGAAGAGAACTTTGAACTATTTAAAATGATTTACAAGTTATACTCTTTAGAGAACCCTAATACAGAACCTATTTATAATAGTTACCCTACAACTATAAAACTATAACATATGAACAAATCATTATTTTTATTACTAGTATTATTATTAACAGGATGTGCTACTTTTCAAGTCAGCACTTTAAATCATGACCCAATATATTCTATTGAAGGCTCAGATGCTGAAATAACCGTAATTAATAATGAGTTTGAACTTCAACGATTACTTAGAACAGATTTCAACTTTAGATATGATTTTGCTCAATATGCAATAAGTCAGCCTAGATCATTTGATTGGAACAATAGATTATTAGGTAATAGATATAGCTTTTATAATCCCTACTACAGTAGAACACAAATGTGGAATGATTGGGTATGGGGATACAATTGGCATTCACCTCATAGATGGTCACCATTTGGATATGACCGATGGGGCTATAACAACTACGGTTGGAGTAATAACTACGGATGGAATTATAATAATAGCTGGAATAACTGGAACTATGGTTATTATAATGCTAATTATAATAGAAGAGTAAATACATCCTATATAAACAGTATAAGAGGGAGAGTAGCACAAACAAATAATAGGAAGAGTAGAATAATTAACACGAGAACTAATGATCAAATTATTAGAAATAATACAAGAACAACAAGATCAACCCAAAGCAGTAATAATGGCAGGTGGAGGGGGAGCAGGGAAGTCATACCTACTAAACCAGTTAGGGTTAGACAGCCTTCAACAATTCAACCCGGACAAATACGTGGAGGATCCAGACCACCCGTACCACAACAAACTAGGACCCGCGTCAATGCAAGTAGCAAAAGACGTGGCAGCGGCGGCATCTAACAAAGAAAGCCTAGTATGGGATACTACAGCTTCAGGAGCTAAGTTTATGACCCAATTAGACTCTATGCTTGCAGCAGGGTATGGAGTATACATGGTTATGGTTTACGCTCACCCAATGATCTCTTACGCAGCAAACTTCGAAAGAACAGAAAGAT